TCGATATAGCCCTTTTCATGACCGTTCAGGTAGTAGACCCGTCCATTGATCTCCGCGTAGCTCATACGGGCGTCTGTGACCGTTGCCAGCAATGTGGTGGTATAATCCGGATGAAGCTCATACAGCCCTGTTCCGGAAACAAACAGGCAAGGCCCTTGCTCACAGAACAGGGAATGGGCCGCGCTGGATGTCTGCTTGGTGTATCCCTTCCGTCTGGAAATCCTGCCGGTATCGGAGATATCCACATCGGCGGCCACCGCCAGATCCAACACACCGCCCTTTTTGCCCAGGCGTGCCAGGTCAATTTTGGTGTTGAGGCCGCGGGTTCCCTGAAAGATGATCATCAGAAAAACCTGGCCGACCGCTGGACAATCGGTCTCTGTCTGGGGTTGTTCTTCGTGTGCCGCTCCAGCTGCGCCCACGCTCTGGCATACCGGGCTTCATAAAACGCCGTGTTGATCTTCTGACCCTCCACTCCGTCTTCAACCAAATTGAACAGCTCCTTGAGCGCGTAATCAACGACAATGCCCCGGTGTAGCCGTTCTGGTATCCAGTCCAGCTCGTCACTATCGCTTTCAATGACATCTGGCTGGGCGTAATAATAAACCCTCAGCGTCTGGGCCTCGTTGGCCGGGGTGTACTGGAAATGAAGCTCGGTCCCCTCAACGGCCACATCGGTGATATACCCCGGGGTGTCGATCCCGTCATACAGCCGGTCCAGCACCCTTAAATTTGTCCGGATAGAAACGGGACGATTGCTTGTCACGTTCACCACCCGGTAAACATCGTGGTGATAGTCAGAGGGTAAGGACACGGGGCTGGTATCATCTTCGGCAATGCTCAAATCCGCTGAGGTGGCAAGCGACGCATGCGGAAGGTCATGCGCCGCTATCTCGATTGCCTCCTGGATCAACGAAGTGATATCACCCGAAAACCCGGAATCCTGGATACCCAGCTCCACCTTTGATATCATGTCCGACAGGTTCATTTTTTATCTGCGGCCTTTTTCTCTGCTTCGGCCTTTTTGTCCGCGGCTTTTTTGTCCGCTGCGGCCTTGGCTTTCATCTGATCAAGCGCCTTTTTCTTGGCGGCCTCCGCGTCGTACTTCACAAAGTTGCCGGTTTGCAGCAGATAAGAAACGTGTTCCTCGGAATCGATGATGGCCACAAAATCACCGTTGGGATTCTCCTGGAACAGATAATCCCGCTTATCAACCCGCATTGGAATCGGCTCTCCGCATCGGCTGAAAGTGGCCTTCATAATAGTAGACATGATACCTCCTTGATTATTGATTATGCGCCGAGGTTGCTGGCGCGATAGGTCAGGATGACACGGACGCCGCCGGCTACCGCCGTACCTGCCGCAGTCGTGACTTTAACAGCCACGATCTGGTCATCATCGTCATCCGGGGTAAGCGCCAGCATCCCTGTGGCATCCGAATCGGTCCGGGTCACAGTCACGGTTGCATTGGCGCTGGCATCGGTGATGAAGGTCTTTGCGGTCACCGGGTCGTCCTCGTCATCATTGAGAATTCCCACTGCCAGCTGGATGGTGTCACCGCTGGAATCCAGCGAATCTGCCACCAGAACGCAATCGAGCGGCACACACCCGGCCGGCAGGTATCCCATTTTGACAATATCGTTAAGGGTCAGAGCGGTGGTCAGCTCGGCAGTGTCATCCATGACATGCACTTCTCCCGCACTGTGGGGGGAAACGATACACTCCCCGAAGTTGTTCGCTGTGAATGTAGCCATGATTCTTGGCTCCTTTTCTCTTTAAATTATTGTTTCAGGGAAACCCCTGTCATTTACGCGGAAGGATCGGCAGCTGCCGTATCCAGGGCGATCACACCATAATCCAGACCGTTGAACGTCACCTTGGTCAGGCCGAACATGGAATGAGTGGTGATAACCAGCACGTTCCCGTTGTCCCGGGTTTCCTCATGCCACTGGAACCGGAGGCCGGTCCCGGGGCTGCCCCATGCAAATGCAAGGGCCTGCTCACCCAGGAACAGGGCGCGGGCTGCGTCCACATCTTCGCCGTTTCCGTAATCGTCAAACCGGATCACAGCCTTGTGTTTGTGCAGGACCACGTTGTTATACATACCCAGGCCACCCTTCACGATCGGGGACTTGCGGCCTTCGGATGTGGCAATGGCCTTCTGGATATCCAGCCATTTCCCGGAAGCGGTGTCGGTTCTCAGGTCGTATTCCTGGTACGGATTCATCACCAGGACATAATGGTCTTCTCCCTCGATCTGAATGGGCTGGACCTGGGGCTGTCCCTGGGTGCCGCCGCCCATCATGTCGGCCTTGGCCACCAGTTTGTCGATTTCGGACAGGCTCATGGTGTCACTTGCGGTCAAGGTGTTTTTGACCTTTCCGCCGGCAACCACATGATGATAAGAGTCAGGGGAGGCCAGGGAATTACCGGCAAACCCGGTATAGCTGGTGCCGAAAATGTAATCGGTGTTCACGCCTCGGTCACCGGACGCATACATGAAATGAAGCTCGTCCATGACACGCGCCCACCAGTCGCCCTGGCGCCGCCTACCCACTTTTCTCAGGTCGTGAATGGTCCGTTTCCGGGTCATCCGTCCGCCGGCATTCACACCACCGCGCATCTGGTCGATGTAAACCCCGTCGGTGTAGAAGACCAGGTTTTCTTCTTTGCCCTCAAGAACATCATCCCCTTCAACGGGTTTCATCTTGAGCTGCATGTTCAGGTCAAAGGATTCGTATTCACCGGAATCACTTTCAAGCCGGTCCAGTTTGGTGACAGGGGTAGAGGCCCCTTCTTTGCCGGTAAACTTCTTGCTCCAGTACGCTTTCCGGGGCACATCCACTGCCAGGAAAGCACTGTATTTTTTTACCGCTTTGGCATCATCGACGCCGATAATTGTTCGTCCCATTTTCAATGCTCCTTGCTTTTTGAATTTGTTTCGGTCTTACCCTGCCTGTCGTGCAGCAGAGGAGCTATACTGAACCCTGACCTGCTTTATATGGTTACAATGACTCTGCCCAGGCTTCCTGTTCCTCGGGCGTCATCTTTGCTACTGCCGCTTCCAGTGCGGGACCTTCCAGGTTGTCCAAATGTTCAAAAGCGCCGTCGGTATTCCCATCGGCTGCGGGGACATCCTTCAATGTTTTGGGCGCGTCCTTCTTGGCCCTGGACTTCTTGGCTTTGTCCACCGCTTTCTGACCGTCGGTTTTCTCCTTGGGTTTTGGCTTTTCCGGCTTGATCCCGAACGCCTGGTCAATCGTTTCTTTGGCCTTGTTCAGGATGTCCGGGCCGGGTTTGTTGGCCCATTCCTTCTGGCCTAAAAGGTCGTTGACTTCTCTGGCAAAGGCGTCATAAACGATTTTGTTTCCTTTCAGGTACTCGTTCTCACTGAAAAACTCATCCTGCTCGGCCTTCCAGGTATCCTCCACCTTGGACCGGGTGATCTCCTGCTTGACCAGATCCTTTGTCCGCTCCCGCTCCAGGGCCATCAGTTCCTTTTTGTATTCGTCGAAATCCAGCTTTCCGCTGTCCAGCTGTTCGTCCAGGGCTTTGATCTTTTCCTCGTACTGGGCCTCAACATCAACGATGGTTGGTTCTTCGCCGGTATCCTTTTCCGGGGGGTCGTCCGGCGGGTCTTCTTTGGGAGGATCTTCTTTCGGCTCGTCTGCCGGATGGTCATCCTTTGGTTCATCATCAGGCGGATCCTCGCCGGGGTCGTCGTCCGGGTCGTCTTTTGGCGGATCATCCTGGTCATCATCCGGATCTGGATCATCACCCTTTTCAGGGTCATCATCCGGATCGGTTACCGGGTTGTCCTCGTCGTCTTCCTCAAGGGCTGCCCGTTCTTCCTCTGAAAGTTCCAGATCGTCATATTCTTCAGCCATTACCTACCTCCTTTGTCCTGATTGTCTGACTTGATGCCGTGTATTCCTTGTTTGGTCGCCGGTACACGGTCTTTGGTTTTTGTTACGGGTGTAACGTCCTTAATTGGCGGTTTCTCTGGCCGACGGAATTCATGCAGGGCCTTGGCTTTCTCGATCCTCAACTTCTCCTGGTCGTATGCCACCCCGGCCCTGGTCGCCTCGGCATCCGTCCGGTTCTTCTCGATATTGGATTCCTTTTCAGCCAGCTCCAGCCGCCTCAAGGTCTCTTGGTAGATGGCCTCCGCCTCATCCTGCTGCTGCTTGGCTGCCATCTTTTGCTGTGCTTCCGGATCGTCCGGATCAGCGTCCGGATCTTCCATGCCGTTGACCATCCTGATTCTTGCCACCAGGTCATCCTTGCCCGGGATATCGGACAGATCGACCACAAGATCCAGCAGGCTGATTGCCACTTCCTGCGGCAGCTTGGTGATCATTTCCATGAGGGTTTCAAAGGTTGCCCGACGGATTGACGCGGACCATGCCGATTCATCGACAATGAAATCCGCCTGTCTGGCCGTGATGTCATTGAGCACTTCACCGGTTTCCGGATCAAACTTGTTGATCTCAACAAACTCTGGCTGGCCCTTATCGTTCGTGATGCGGATGACCTTCTCATCCGTGTAATACTGCTCGATCAGGGATAGCTGCATCTCTCCCAGCATCTGAGTGGCTACCCGCAGGTTGTCGAACATCTCCGAATTGACAATGTTTCCCTGCTCTTTTCTGGCCTCGATGGCCCTGCCGGATACCGCATTGGTTTCCCTGCCCATCTGCTCGTCAGTGACACCGCCCACGGCCT